TATGGAGATAACCATGAAAGTTACTTTCGTATATCGTGGCGTTGCTTACACAAGAGTAATCGGTTAGGCGATCTTGGGGAGGTTCAATTCCTCCCTACTCAATTTGGCTAAAGCCCTCTACGGAGGATACCTTTATGCCGTCGACGGTGGGAAAAGACCACAAATATCAATGAGTCCAAGTAAGACTCACAACTTTTTACGTACGTAGACGATCAAATATACCCTTAACTTTAAGCTAAATAATGGCACATCAGGACGGTACCCTAACGACCAATCTAACTCGTCAGGGTCAATCAAATAGTACTGGTGATGCACGCGCACTTTACCTTAAATTGTTTAGTGGAGAAATGTTCAAAGGCTTCCAGCACGAAGCAATTGCACGTGACATGGTAATGAAGAGAACTTTGAAGAACGGTAAGAGTCTTCAGTTCATCTATACTGGTTCAACAACAGCCGAGTACCATACTCCCGGAAATTCAATACTAGGTAATAGCGACGGTGCACCTCCAGTTGCAGAAAAAACAATTACAGTCGATGACCTATTAATCAGTTCGGCGTTTGTATATGAGCTAGATGAAACACTAGCACACTATGAATTGAGAGGAGAAATTTCTCGTAAGATCGGTTACGCTCTTGCTGAGAAGTATGACCGCTTAATCTTTAGAGCAATCACAAGAGGAGCAAGAGTGGCTTCTCCAATCACGAAGACAAACTTCGCTGAACCCGGTGGAACACAGATCAGAGTTGGTGCAACAACTAATGATTCTGACGCATTCAACGCAGGCAACTTAGTGACAGCATTCTATGACGCTGCTGCTGCCTTAGATGAAAAAGGAGTCAGTTCTGCTGGTAGATGCGCGGTGTTAAACCCAAGACAATATTATTCACTTATAACTGATGTAGCATCTAACGGTCTTGTTAACAGAGACGTTCAAGGTTCTGCATTACAGGGTGGTAATGGAGTTGTAGAAATCGCTGGAATCAAGATCTACAAGTCAATGAATATTCCTTTCCTTGGCAAGTATGGTACAGCCTTCGGTGGTACTACAGGTAAGACATCACCATCTAACATGGGTGACAGAATTGGTAACACACTTGAGAACGCATCAGGTGCATCAACAGGAATCAACAACGACTATGGTACTGCTGCTGAAGTAGGAGCTAAGTCTTGTGGATTAATCTTCCAGAAGGAAGCTGCTGGTGTAGTAGAAGCAATCGGTCCTCAAGTACAGGTAACAAGCGGAGACATATCCGTGGTTTACCAAGGAGACGTAATTTTAGGACGTCTCGCAATGGGAGCAGACTACTTAAACCCAGCTGCTTCTGTAGAATTATACGTTGGCGCATCTGCACCATCTGCATTCTAATTTATACATTTATACGGGACCTTCGGGTCCCTTTTTTTTTCTATGACTACACCAATAGCAACCGATACCGAACTATCCGCAGTTAATTCTATCTTGGGTAGCATAGGGCAATCCCCAATAACAACCCTTAATTTTGATAATCCAGAAATATCTTTTATACATAATATCCTAACTGAAGTTACTAAAGATGTACTAAACGAAGGGTGGCATTTTAATACAGAAGATCATGTAAAGGTTTCTCCTAATACAAATGGACAAATACCAGTACCACAGGACTACCTTAGATATGACTTAACTGATGGACAATTTGATAAGCACATGGATTTAGTTAAAAGGAACGGAGTTCTTTATGACTTAGTAGATCATACAGATGTGTTTGATCACGATATGGAATTAGATATTGTCTACCTCTATAACTTTGTAGATATTCCTTCAGTATTTCAAAGATATATTATTTCACGCGCATCAACTAGAGCAGCTACTCAGCTTGTATCTAATAAAGAATTAGTTTCCTTATTACAAGTACAAGAAGGAACTAATAGAGCAGCATTACTTGAGTACGAATGTAATCAGGGAGATCATTCTTTCTTTGGATTTCCACATAACTCAGGATATAAATCTTACCAACCTTACAACTCACTTCATAGATAATGGCAAGTATTACACAAAATATACCAACGCTAAATGGAGGACTATCACAACAGCCAGATGAGCTTAAAATTCCGGGACAAGTTAGTGTTGCAACAAATGTAATACCTGATATTACTCACGGATTAATGAAGCGTCCCGGGGGAAAGTTAGTTGCTTCCCTTAGTGATGGTACTAATAACTCCAGCACTAATGGTAGATGGTTTTCTTATTACAGAGATGAGAACGAACAATATATAGGACAGATCAGTAGAGCTGGTGACATCAATGTATGGAGATGTAGCGACGGTGCAGAGATGGTAGTTAACTATGACACTAATACTGCTACTCAACTAACAAACTATCTAACTCATACAGATGATCAAGATATTCAAACTCTAACTTTAAACGACTACACCTTTATAACTAATAGAACAAAGACTGTAGCTATGTCTAGTACTGTTGAAACAGTTAGACCGAATGAAGTCTTTATAGATTTAAAAGCTATTTCCTATGCTAGGCAGTACGCATGTAATTTATATGACAACACTAATTTGACATCAGTTTCTACAGCTACAAGGATAAGTGTTGAGCTAATTAAATCTAGTAATAACTATTGTGATTCCGGTGGAGGTATGGTTGCTCGTTCAAGCAGACCTTCACAAAGTACAAGATGTGATGACACAGCTGGTGATGGTAGGGATGCTTATGCGCCTAATGTTGGTACTCGTGTTTTTAACGCAACTGATGGTCAGAGTCTTACAGATGAAGCTGTATCTGGAAGTCACACCTATACATTAGATGTAAAAGACTCTAGTAATAATTCAGTTAACAGAGGTGAAAATCTCTATTTCCGAATTAGAACTGTTGGACAATCAGTACCTTATACAACTGGTTCTGGTAGTAATGCTGAAACTACATATCAAGCAAGATATACCACAACCTACGATATGTTATATGGAGGTACAGGCTGGCAACAGGGAGACTACTTCTATGTATGGATGAGAGATGGATACTATAAAGTAACTGTTGAAGCTATAAGTACTACACAAGTACAAGCTAATTTAGGTTTAATAAGACCTAACCCAACTCCATTTGATACAGAAACTGCTATTACTGCTGAAAGTATTCTTGGAGAGATCAGACAAGAAATTATAGATACTGGTAATTTTACCTCTGCTAATATTCAACAAATAGGTAATGGTTTATATATAACTAGAGCATCAGGAACCTTTAATATAACTGCTGTAGCTGGTGACTTACTTAGAGTTATGTCCAGCGAAGTAAAGAATGTAACTGATTTACCAGACCAATGTAAACATGGATATGTTGTCAAAGTAGCTAATAGCGAAGCTGATGAAGATGATTACTATGTGAAGTTTTTTGGTAACAACAATCAAGATGGAGATGGAGTTTGGGAAGAGTGTAATAAACCCGGGAGAAACATAGAGTTTGATAAGTCTACTATGCCTATCCAAATGGTTAGGGAAGCTAATGGAACTTTCACAGTATCTCAAGTTACATGGGATAACTCTCCAGTAGGAGACGACATCACTAATCCAGAACCATCGTTTGTAGGTTATAAGATTAACAAGATGGTTTTCTTTAGAAACCGTATGGTTATGTTGAGTGATGAAAATATAATTATGTCTCGTCCGGGAGACTTTTTTAACTTCTGGTCTAAGACGGCTACAACATTTACACCTTCTGATGTTATTGATTTATCTTGTAGTTCTGAATACCCAGCTATTGTCTACGATGGTATTCAAATAAATACTGGATTATTATTATTTACTAAAAATCAGCAGTTTATGTTAACTACAGACTCTGATGTTTTAAGTCCTCAGACTGCTCAAATTAATGCAGTTTCTACATATAACTTTAATAACAAAACTAATCCAATTTCATTGGGTACAACTGTTGCTTTCTTAGATAACGCTAATAAGTATTCTCGATTCTTCGAAATGTCTAACGTGCTTAAGCAAGGTGAGCCTGATGTTGTTGATCAAAGTAAACCTATATCAACTTCACTACCAAAAGATATAAGTATTATCTCAGAATCTAGAGAGAACTCAGTCGTATTTTTTAGTCAAAAAAATTCCTCAACACTTTTCGGATTTAGATATTTTGGAACGAGTGAAGGGAGGATGATGCAAGCTTGGTTTACTTGGAATGTAACTGGAACCCTCCAGTACCATTGCATGATGGATGATTCTTTATACCTTATTGTTCGTAATAATAATAAAGATCAGATGTTAAAACTAGCTTTAAAACTAGATGATAATGGTCATTTTATAACTGTTGACGACGATGATTTTAAGGTACATTTAGATCATTCCACCAGTAGTACTGGTTGGACATTCAGTAATGGTAAATCTACTAAAGCTAAACCTGTAGGATTAGAAAGTACAGCTCAATTAGTTGCTTATGATACGGATACAGGGAATAATATTGGACGTTATGGACTAATAACTATTAATGGTTCCAATATGGAGCTTGATGGGGACTGGTCTGGAGAGACATTTATAATTGGATATCTATATGACATGGATATACAACTACCTACTATATATACAACTTCAATACAAGGAAATAAAACTAGAGCTGATACTAAAGCTTCATTAATTATTCACAGGTTAAAGGTTAACTTTGGACCAGTAGGAGTATATGAAACTAAATTAACCAGATCCGGGAAACCAGATTATACAGATCTAAAAGAACTGGCTATAGCTGACGACCAAGCAGCTAGTAGATTACCAGTTGTTGAGGAAGTTCAGCAGACTATACCTTGTTATGAGAGAAATACAAATTTACAAATAAATATTCAATCATCACATCCATCCCCAGCCACAATATTTTCATATGCATGGGAAGGAGATTACAGCAATAGATTTTATAGGCGTGTCTAATTTTATACATCAAATAACTGAGGAAGCTGCACTAGCTGTGGCTTCCAATCTTTTACCAGATGACCGTAGAGAAGTTGAAGAGGGTCATGGACATGATCCTGTTGAAATAATTCCTCAATGTGCTCAGTTGGGACAGACAGTATTCTTTACTGTTCCAAACGGTGAATTAGCAGGGGTCGCAGGCGTACAACCTGATGGCAGAATCTGGATGCTATGTACCCCAGCTATAAAAAAATATCCCACTACTTTTGCTAGAGAAGCAAAAAGATATGTGGAAAGTAGACAAGAGAAGTTGCTCTGGAACATCGTTGATAAACGAAACAGAGTTCATATAAAACTACTCAGATTCCTCGGGTTCAAATTTTTGAGGGAATTAAATCACGGACCCAATCAATTACCTTTTATGGAGTTTTGCCGTGTGCCTAGGAGCAGCAGCGAGAACAGCTAATGCAAACGCTCGCAGAAGATATAAGTACGAAATAGAAAGGCGAGAACGGAATTGGAATCAAACCACTTCCATGTACAATGCCCAGCTAGTTAAGTACCAAGAAGATAGTGAGAATGTTAACTTAGCAATGGCTCAGTCTGTTGTCGATCAGCAAGAAGCGATGGACAATGCAAGGGGTCAAGCTCAAGTTAAGTATCAAGATCTATTTAGAAAAGTATTCCAAAATAGTGAGTATTCCAAACTTGTAGCATCTGGTCAAACAGGTAAATCTACAAGAAGAATAGGAGCAATGGAATTTGCTAAGTATGGAAGAGATGTATCTGAGATATCAAGACAGCTTGTTTTAAACGATAGAGAATTAGCTAAGAAGACAGGAAAACAACAAGCACAATATAAACAATTTAAAGATCAGGCATTTGCCAAAGTTGCATTCCAACCTATTCCTGATGTTGAACCACCTCAACCAGTTATGCAAAATGTTGGAGCAGCAATGTTAATGGATGGATTATCAATAGCTTCATCTATCGCTACAGCTGGTGGGTCTGGTGGATTCGGAATCTGGGGTGGCTAAATGGTACAACCAAGATTTGAATTTACAGAGTCAGCTGATTTTGCAGCTGCTTTAGGGTTGACCTACGATCCTGTTAATAGAAGCTATGACAGGCGTGAAGAGTTAGAGCAAGAGAATGATCGAACTCGGCTAAAAAATGCTGAGATGCCTTTAAAAATTGTTAAAGAACTTATCGACTTCTCTCCTAAAGCTAAAAAGATGTTCGAGGGTCTTCAAGATAATGCCTTCGATAGGAATACAGCGGATGGTTGGGATAATGTACCTTCCGATCTGACTGAGACTATTAATGAGAATATTCAAAATGTATATGAAATAGATGCTGGGTATAACTATATAGAAGCTGAAGCTACTAAGAATAATGATAATGCAACCTTAAACTGGTTGAGTCAAGATGGAGTCAGACTAGCTAAGAACAGAGACTTGTTTATGCTTGATAGCAAGAACATGTTAAACAGTCAATTCAACTCTTTTATTGAGAAGAATTACCCTGATGGATTTAATAATGAAAGAGAAGCTTTAGCAGCTTTTAATCAATTCCGTAGAGGATTTACCTACAACATGTCCGAGCTGGGATATAACGGTGGTTATATAAAAGCTAGAACAGAAGATAAGTTTGATGAAATAAAAACTAACTTCCTCTCAAAAGCAGTCACAGATGTTACTGGTAATTACAGTCTTAAGAACGACAGGTTACTAAGAGCGCATGTTAATACTGCACTCAATGTTTCTAGTGATCACTTTGGATCTGCTGAAGCTTGGGTTACTAATAACTTAGGTAAGTTTAATGGAAACAAAGCTAGAGCTTGGGAGTTTTTTTTAACTGAAGCTGTTGATAGTACAAGTAAAGGAACTGCTGGTTGGGATAATATCGAAGAGATACTTTATACAACTGTTGATGGAACTAGGAAATATAACGAGCTACTTATCGAAAAACTTGGAGGTAGTGAAGTAGGTGGTGAAATCATGCGAGATATTCTTCTTAAATTAGAAGAAGCTAAAAAGACTTGGGCATCACGTAAAAGAGATGGAGAAACTATCTATGCAACTGAAATAAATGAGAAGCTCAAAGAGTTAGAAAAAGACGGTCCTTTAAATAAAGTTGAATTAGGAGACTGGCTTTCTAAAAACTGGGATTGGTCTAAAGGAGGAGCACTTCCCCAAAACCTTTTAGGTAGATTGACTGCGGAAGATGTTGATGATTTCACAGCCATTGCTCTCATGGAACAACGCTACAAGACAGGCGAGAAGATATTTCCTGAAGATATTAATCAAATTAACGATTTAAGACTTAGAGAAGAGTGGACTGAGAGACTTAACTTTAAGAATGAAAATGGACAAATCGTTGCTCAGAATAAATTGATTGCTAATAGTGAAGAGGTAGCTACTGCCACCGAAAGGATAATAGCTTATTCTGATACAAAATCTAAGTTACGTGGTATTCCCGATAAAACTAATGAGTGGATTAATTTAAGAGATAATGGATTAGCTTACTTTAGATCAAGATATGCATTTCATATTAAAACTGCACCCTCTAGACAAGAAGCTTATGACTTAGCAATGGGCGATGTTGAAAATGCCATGATCAATAATAAAGCTTACGTTGGTGATAAATTAGTAGATGTCGATTTTTCACAGGGATTTGATTTACCAACTAAGGATGATATTGCTGATCATAGTATAAACATCACAAAAGCTGAAAGACATATTAAAGAACTTAGTCCGGATGGAGCAATTATTAATAGTGAAATTCTTTATGGAACTGAGGAATATGTAGAAGATGCATATGAGTTATATCAAAAGACTGGTGGTACTTCTTTAATTTACGAACAAATAGCAGAACACATCCCCGGAATAAGTGGAGCTGAACTTCAATATGCACAGTTACAAGTCTATGCCGAAATGTTGAAATTAGATAAGCCTGTTAAATCAAAAGTTGTACTTGAGTTAGAAGAACTTAAAGAAAATAACCCTAAAGCTTACGAACTTATAACCAGCTTTAAAGATCAACCTAGAGTTGTTCAAGCAATTATTGAAGCTTATGGTCCTGAATCTGAGAATGGTGAAAAGATTGGATTCAATGAATTTGGTAATCTTATACCTGAGTTAGTTGATGAGTTCAACTCAGATGACTATCCAAAAGGTAAAGCATGGGTTCTGGAAGATGGAAAAGTTGTTGTAAGTCAAAATTGGATAGAACAAGCTACACCTAACAAAGGAGATTGGAAAAAACTACCAATGAGTAGGGCACAACAAATTACGATGGGAACTAGCTATGTGAAGTTCAATGGAAAAGAATGGGTGGTAAGCGACTATCGACCTAGTGGAGAAGAATGGCATGGAATTATTGAGGAGTTTCATACTACGGAAAGCATCAATGATCCTGATTTAGGTTATACGGGTGACTACAACATATTAAAAACTCATACAGGTTTAACGTACGATAACAAAAATCAAATATCTGGATGGGAGAACTTTGACAAAGCTAAACCTTTCTGGGAATACTAAATTATGGAACTAGAAAGAGATTTAAACATCTCGTTAGATGCTGAGGAGGTTATGAACAGCGACATTGAGTCGCAACAAGTTTATGATGAATCTCAGCAATATCACGAAAATCGTGAGCAAAATCAATACGAGATGCAAAAAGCGATGGAGCAACGTCAACGAGAGTTTGACGATCCACGCAATGAAGAAGATGGGGGAGGAACTAGAGGCTTTTTTAAAGAACTAAAATCTGCTGTAACCGGTGGAGTTCAAGATACAGCATCATCTATAGTTACTCTCCCGGAACGTGCCGTTGATATGTTCAATGGTGAGATGAAAGAGGAACAAGCTACTGATGAAGGTTACGATGCCGAAACAGATAACTGGTTTGTTAGTAAAGATAACCCAATAGAAACAAAAACTTGGTGGGGAGGTGCAATTAGATCACTTGTACACTTTGGTACAATGGCAGCTGCGATTGTTGGTACAACTGCGGTTGTAGCAAAAACTGGTGTTGTTACTCTCCCAGCTGGATTATTAGCTTTAGCATCAAAACCTTTAATTAAAGGTGCTGCTATCGGTGCTGTTAGTGACCTTACATCTAAATACTCACAAGAAGAAAATGGTCTAGCTATTTTAAGAGATCGTTTTAATTTTATTGATACACCTATATCAACTAAAGATACAGATCACCCTGCTATGAAAACATTGAAGAATGTTGTTGAAGGTATGGGTATCGGTGTTGTGTTTGATAGTGCAGCAATTTTAATTGGTAAAGGTAGGAAACTCACTAAAGGTAAACAAGTTATAGGTGATGGAGCTGCTGAAGAAGTACAAAAAGCTATTGCTAGGGAACAGAATGTTCGTGGGCAAGTAGTTGAAAAAGCTCAAAAAGAAATAATTTCTAAACCTAATGGATATGGTGCTTATAAAAATAAAGACATATCGAGTTCATACCAAGCAGCTCCTACTTCAACTGGTAAAGCTGTAGATGTTTATAACCAACTTAAACGTACCAGAAAAGAATGGGGTGCTGAAATCGGGTCAACTGATTCATTACATACACCTGTTCAATTAGAACGTACGGCGATAGGTGCTGACATGGCAGAAGAAGAAGTAGCTAGAGTACTAGAAGACTTTATGTCTGATGCCACAATAAAACAACAGATTGCTGCTGCTAAAGCAAAAGGAACAACACTTGCTGAGATATGGGGTGATGCTGCTTATACTGCTAAAAGAATATTTGAAGGCAGAAACACTTCAGAGTTAACTACTGATGAGTTCTGGAAAGAAATGTTTGAAGGCAGAACTGTTATTAAAGAGGGTCAACCTGATGAGCTTAGAATTTGGGACCCTGAAAAGATTGCAGCTGCCGACTTAGTTATTGGTTCTTTAATGAAAGAGATCCGAGATATAGGTATAGCTGGTAGAGAGTTATATGGAATAGCTGATTTAAAAGCAGCTGACGGTCCAACTAAAGCAATGTACGACAAAATCATTGCTGGTCTAACTCAGATCAAACTATCAAAGATGAAAACATCTGGACAGTTAAGAGCTTTTGCAGCTGGTAAGACAAATCTTAAGCAGTTACATTTTGCTGTTGATGAACAGGTTGGTGAATCTATGAAAGCTTTCCAACTAGCATTAGATTTTGCTGGCAACAACAAAGATGACAGTCTATTCAAAGCTATATGGGAAACAATCTCAATGAGTAATGAGATTGATAACTTAACTGATTTAGACGCTTGGATAAGGAAAAAGATAATTGGTGGAGAATTTAATGGTAAGAAAAAAGTAGGAGCTTTAACTAGAGAGCTTCAAGGTGTGATGGTTAATAGTGTTCTTAGTGGACCTAAAACACCAATGCGAGCAATCATGGGTACAGGTTCTGCAACTTTCTTGCGTCCTATCTCTCAAGCATTAGGAGCAGCTATCACTTTAGATGGTCAAACTTTAAGAACTTCTCTAGCTGAACTTAATTCAATAGTTCAGGCAATACCTGAAGCTTGGACATTATTTAAAACCAAGTTAAATGGCTATTGGTCTGGAGATATTTCAACCATTAAGAATAGATTCCAAGAATATACGAAAGGTGACGAACAATGGGAAATGTTTGGTCATTGGATAGAGACTGCTGAAGGTGTAACTGAAGCTGATAAAGCAGCTTACTACTTAGCAAACATGGCTAGGAATATGAATGACAATAAGTGGCTAACCTATTCGACAAAGATAATGGCAGCTACTGACGATACATTCGGATATATCCTTGCTAGATCTAGAGCTAAGAGTAAAGCTATGCGTGAAGCTTTTGAATTACAAGGTAAAGGCAGAGTTACTAATATAGATCCAAGAACTGTAAGTGAATTTGAAGATAAGTTTTTAAAGCAAGTACTTGATAATGACGGAAATATTACTGACGATGCTGTAATCTTTCAAAAGAAAGAAGTAACACTAACTGAAGACCTCCAAGGATTTTCTAAAGGATTGGAGACAGTCTTTAATGAAACACCTTGGGCTAAACCATTCTTCTTGTTTGCAAGAACTGGAGTTAATGGTTTAAAACTAACAGCTAAACACACACCTATATTTAATTTCTTAGTTAAGGAATTTAATGACGTTGTATTTGCTACAGCTGCTGATTTACCAAAACTTAGAAAGTACGGTATTCAAAGTGCTGCTGATTTAAGGACTGCTAAAGCTCTTTATAAAGGAAGAGTTGCTATGGGTTCTTCAGTTATCTTTATGGCTGCTCAACATTTTATGAGTGGAAACCTTACAGGTAATGGACCTACAGATAGACAAAAGCGAAGAGCATGGATGGATGCTGGATTTAAACCTAGAACAATAACTATAGGTAATATGCAAGTTTCTTACGATGCATTTGAACCTTTTAACTTACTACTTTCGACTGTTGCTGATATTGGAGATCATAGTGAATTAATGGGTGAAGAATGGACAAAAGATAATTTCCAAAAGTTAGCTGTTGTTCTAGCTCAAGCTGTAACAAGTAAATCCTACCTAGCTAGTATGCAAGACTTCGTTGACTTGTTTGCTGGTAAACCGGGATCTTGGGAAAGAATTGCTGGTGGATTATTAAATAACCAGATACCTCTTTCTTCTCTAAGAAATGAATTAGGTAAATTAATTAACCCTTATATGAAAGAGTTAAATTCTGGTGTATGGCAATCTATTAGAAATAGAAACCTAATGTTTGAAGGAGTAGATATTGATGGTGGTCTACCAACTAAATATGACTTATTAAATGGTGAGCCTATTAAGGATTGGAACTTCCCAACTCGTATGTTTAATATGTTCAGTCCTGTGAACTTTAATTTAAAAGAGGGTGAGGGTAGAACAATGCTATTTAATAGTGGGTATGACATGAGAATGTCTACTTACTCTTCTCCTGATGGACTAGATCTGAGCACAACACCGTTACTTAGATCTCTATTCCAGCAAGCTATAGGTAATCGAAACCTAGAAGCAGAATTAGATAAATTAGCAAAAGACCCTAAGATTATTGCTTCGATAAATCAAATGATTTACGACAGGAATAACGGACTTAGAGCTAATGACCCTATGCAATCCTATTACCACAATAGAGTTATACATGCTCTATTTTCATCAGCTAGAAAGCAAGCATGGGCTGAGGTAAGAAATCATCCACAAGCTTTGGATTTATACCAAAAAGATAAAAGAATAAATATAAATAGTGCTCAGTCGTTATATTCAACTTCTCAGCATGACACAACTTCGGCAGTAGGTAATAATTTTTTACTCCCTTATAGATAATCCACCCATCAATCCTAAAGGATCACGATGGCGACAACTGAAGAATTTAAGAATGGTGGGAATACTTCCTACGCATTTTCAATTGAATACATAAAAGCGAGTGACATCAAAGTTGAAATTGATGGCTCTCCGCTTACATACACAACAAATACAAACCCAACATCTGGTCAATACAAAGTAGTAAATACTACTGTTACTCTCGGCACAGCAGCAGCAGCTGGGACAGGGAATGTACACATATTTAGAGAAACTGATTTAGACACCGCAGCAGCTGTATTTGCTGCTGGTTCGTCTATCAGAGCTGCTGACTTAAATGCCTGCCACGATATGGTTAGGCTTGCAAGTCAAGAACAACATCAATTACAAAGAACTCCTGATATAAAAGATCAGGCTGTAACATCAGCGAAAATTCAAGATGCAACTATTGTTGATGCTGATATAAGCGGAAGTGCTGCTATAGCACAAAGCAAGATTGCTACAGGAAACTTACCTAGTGGCATAACCGTTAATTCGGATAACATCGTAGATGGTTCTATTGTTATAGGAGATCTTCAAACTGGAACTCTTGATAGCAGATATTACACAGAAACTGAATTAGACGCTGGACAATTAGATAACAGATATTTCACAGAAACAGAACTAACTTCTGGTGGAGCTATTGATAGTAGATACTACACAGAAACAGAACTTGACAGCGGTCAATTAGATAATAGATACTACACCGAAACTCAACTTGATAATGGTTCTTTAGATACTAGATACTACACAGAAACTGAGTTAGATGCTGGACAGTTAGACAATAGATATTTTACAGAGACCGAACTAAACAATGGTCAATTAGATAACCAGTACTACACAGAGACAGAGTTAGATGATGGTCAATTAGATAACAGGTATTACACAGAAACTGAAGCTGACGGTAGATTTTTACGTCAAGACTCAACTGACGTTATAGATACTAATGCTTCATGGACAATTGCTAATACTCACGTTGCTACAACTGGAGCTATCGAAGCTCGTATTGTTGACCTAATTGATGACGTTGGTGGATTTGATGCAATAGCAAATGAAACAAGTTTCCCAGCTACAAACCCTCAAGGTACAGCTGGACAATCTGCGATTCTTAGTATTGCTGCTGTCTCAACAACTCTGACTCCAAGCTCTAATACAATTACTATTGCCAACGGAGCTGGAACTGGAAATACCGTAATTATTAATAATGTAACTGCCAGTTCAATTCCTCAAGGATTTGGATTATTAGTTGAATCTACTTCAACATTACATACATATAATTTTCACAGGTTAGTTCCTAAAGCTTTAGACGTTAATAGTGTTGCTACTAATATTGGCAATGTTATTGCTTGTGGTAATAACTTAACTGATATTGAAAACTTTGCTGATTTATATCAGATAAGTACTACAGCTCCTACAACAAGAGCTGACGGTACAGCATTAACTACTGGTGACTTATGGTTTGATAGTTCTTCTAACCAAGTGATGATGGTTTATGACGCCTCTTCTGGAGACGGCTTTTCAGCTATCACACCTGACCAATCAACTATCACAGCTATTAATAGTGTTTCTGGTCACGTTACATTTACAGAAGACTTAGGTCTTATAACTAACGCAGTTAATACTGGCTCAGGAAATAACTCTATTAATACATGTGGAGCTAACATAGCTTCTATTAATACAGTTGCTGCTGACTTAAACGAAACAACATCTGAAATAGACACAGTTGCAACCAACATTACAAACGTAAATAACGTAGGTAATAGTATTGCAAATGTTGATGCGGTAGCTG